TTGCTGCCGTTGGGTTATTACATCTTAGTGAGTTGATTACAGCAGAGTTAATGGTTTGTGAAGGACCATTAACAAAGAATGATACCGTTCCAATTTGGTTAATAACGTTTGTACCTATGTTTGTAGCTAATCCCCCACCTATTCTGTATTGTACAAATAGTGTCGAGTTTGGTGCTAGTGTCGACCCTAGTGAGAAGTTATTACTCAACGATTGGATGTTAACTGGAACCCCCAGATTTGTGAAAGCATTCAAACTATCTTGAGCTGAAGTTGTACCTCCCCCGAAAGTCATTTTCAAAAATCCTTCTGGAGTAAATTCCGTAATGAAACGACTGTTTGTTTGAACGTATCTTCCTACTTTAATTCCTGGCTGGTCTGACACTTTTGTTGGGTCTTCAATGAAAACTCTATCTTCGGCTAAAGCATCAACCTCTAACCATCTATTTTCTAGACCAATAAACTCTGATGCTGTTGGCACATTGGTATAGTTAGTTCCCGATTTTAGAAGTACGCTTGTTATCCCCAAAACGTTTTTCTCAGGAAGAAATAATTCATAGAAAGGTCTAACGTCGGCTGGATTGATAACTCTTTTGAAAACTTTTGTAATACCATTAACAACCAATTCTCTTTTGGTTATTGTATAATTAATTAAATTTCCATTAGCATCGAAGTTAGGAATTTTTGTTCTGTTTGGAAATCCCGAACTATTATATGGTGAAGCAAAATCAACATCGTTTTGGTTTTCAAATGCAATGCCAGCACCAAAAACCTGTGAACCACGAGTGAGAATACCTAAGTATCTTTCATCTTCCTTATCCCCAAAAGCAGGAACAGTGATTGAATAATCAACTAAAGCAACTGAAGGTCTTTGTCCAGGAACTTTAAGACCGTATGTTCTGGCTATATTGTATATTGAGGACCTTTGCTGAGCATATTGTAGGACAGTTTCCTGGATACTCCTGTCAATATTGTAATGTAGGTTGTCCGCGATTGCTGCGTTCAAATCAAGAAAAACAGAAAATACTGAAGCATCGTTGAAATCCTGAATCAATTCAGGATAGTATGTTCTTACATAGTTTTGTAATTCAACTCTGATGCTTTCGTAATCCCTAGCAGTGTAGGATATTCTGTTTGTAGCCATATATTGTTAAATATTCAAGATAACAAAATCACTTTGTGCGAAAGTGTTATTATCTACAGCATAATCAATTTTAACTTTTGCTGTATACTCCGAGGTCCCTTTTCCAGGAACACGGAAAACATTATCCTTCGCTTGCCCTGGAATACTTTCACCTCTCGCAAGTGGAACTTCTTCAGAAGGGTCTGCAGGTTCAATTGTAATATTGTTTATAAGTAAGTTTGGCATAAATTGCTGAACAGAATCTCTTATGTCCGCTTCAATAGCATCAAAGGTTAAACCATCAAAAGGTTCAAATAAAAATTCGTATAACCTAGTACCAAATGTTGGGAGATAGTATCGAGAACCTTTTCTTGTTAGTAACAAGTGAATTAGGTCACTTCTTATTTGTGCAAACTGAGTTTCTGTCAATAATAGATAATCTCCTTTATTGGAGTTTTCAAAGGGAAACGCTAAACCATATGTAACACCATCTGCCATATCACATAAATATACCTTGAAAATTTTTATAAGAAATGAAAAACCCCAACAAGTTCTTTGTCGGGGTTTTCGTTCATTAAGGTGCTAAACCTTTATTTATGCCTCACATGATGCGCAGTGCAAGTCATTTACATTCAATTTCTTTCTAGCAAATGCTTGAGCTGAGTTCATTGAATGTTGGTAATAAAGAGTTTTAACTCCCAACTGCCATGCGTCCACCAAAAGTTTGTTAACATCTTTTGTAGGCATATCCGGAGAAACCATAAGGTTCAACGATTGAGCCTGGTCAATGAAATCTTGTCGAATAGCCGCTTGATTGATAATTGCTGACTGGTTCACTTCAGCAAAAGTTCTGAAAACCTCTTTTTGTTCATCAGTTAAGAATTCCAAGTACTGAACTGAACCATCATTCTTTTTGATACTATCCCAAGTTGTCTTGGTGTCTTTTCCCATACTAGCGAGAAGGTTTTTCAACACAGGATTTTTGATGGTTACTTTTAGTTTAGCAACGTCCTTTACATAACAATTTGACCAAATAGGTTCAATTGATTGTGAAACTTGTCCAAGAATAAACGCTGATGAAGTTGTTGGTGCAATAGCATTCAACGTAACATTTCTACGACCATAACCAACTAAAGTTTCAGGTTCACCAAACATCTGGGCAAGTTCAGCGGATGCCTTGTACGATTTTTCTTTGATGAGTTTGAATACTTCGACATTCAATCTAGCAGTATCACGACAATCAAATGGTAATCCTTTGGATTGCAACAATGAATGCCATCCCAAAACTCCCAAGCCAAGAGCACGTTGTCTCTTAGCAAAATTGTATGCTTTTTCTAGATAAAAGAATGCACGTCGTCCTTCGATTGTACCAGTATTCCTAATAGCATCAATCTTTTCAATAAATTCAGTAACAACAGCATCCAAAAAATAAATCATCATTTCAACCGCATCAGTATCTTTCCACTCATCGTAGTGCAAAACATTCATTGATGATAGAACACAAACAAAAGATTCTTCTTCTGAATTGTGAAGTGCAATCTCCGAACATAGATTTGAGTTATAAATCTTCATCCCTTTTTCTTGATAGACCTCGGGTGCCTTGTTGTTCATTGTATCAGAGAACATAATGTATGGATAACCAATTTCACCTCTACGTTGAATTACTTTAGCCCAAATAGCTCGTTTCTTTTTGTCTCCAGCAATCATTTCTTCCATGAATTGGTCAGATACCGTCACAGCATGTGTCAAATCTTGGATAGGAAAACCTTCGGTACCAATTTCTAAAAACTCCATGATGTCTGGGTGTTCAACTGGAAGGTAAGGGGAGAATCGTCCACGACGAGTTGAACCTTGTGAAATGTTATCAACAACACTTTGGAACAAATTCATAAAGTGTACAGAGCCAGGTGCGTGACCGTTGTCTGTAATTTCAGCACCTCTACCACGAATATTTCCAAAGTAACCGGATGTTCCACCCCCCATTTTACTCATCTCACCGACTTCAGCTTGAGTATAAAGAATTGACTCAATATTGTCTCCAATATTTGACCCAAAACAACTAACGGGTAATCCACGCTTTTTTCCAAAGTTTGCCCACACAGGAGAAGAAAGTGAATACCATCCTTTACCCATGTAATCGTAGAATTTATCCGCAAATCCTTCAATTCCTAAAATCTTCTCAGCATGTTCAGCAATTGTTCTAATACGTTGTAAAGGTTCTTCCCCTTCGCTCAAATATCCTCGACGGAGGAAAGTAATTGACTCATCATTAATCCAGTCAAAAGGTTCTCTATTTTCCATATTGTTATTGTCGTTGTTTTTAAATTAAAATAAATCGTTAAGCGTAATAGATTTTGATTTTTTACTGTAATTTATACTACGCTTGTTAAAAAAATCAGTGTGTTTTGTTGTGAGAATTTCATCATCAAACCATTCGGTGGTTTCCAAGAGTTTCTCATTAACTTCAAAAACATTCTCAATGTCAATGGAATTTAGGGAAATGTTGAATCGGTGTTTAATAAACTCGATTGTTTGTGCTTTTGTAAGAAAATCCAAATCGCCCTTTTCAAAAATCCATTCAACGATTTCTGATTCAGCTTCAAAAGCTTCTTTGGTTGCTTCAATCAAATCTTCAACTAATTCTGGTGTCCACCAAGTTGGGTTTTCTTTTTTGATTAGATTAACCAAGTCAAAACCGAACTCTGCATGAATATTTTCTTCCTTTGAAGTTGCCTCAACAGCATTGCTAACACCTTTCAATACATTCTTATGTTTGTTAAAAGACATGATTACCAGGAATTGTGAGAATAGAGAAACGTTTTCAACAAACATTGAAAATAATACAACTGATTCAAAGTAATCTTGGTTTTCCACAGCCTTTGAGCCGGTGATTGATTTTTCCAAATATTTAATTCGTCTACGGATTGCTGGGACTTCAAGTAAGTTTTCAAATTCCCCGTTCAGCCCCAACAACTGCAAAAGGTGTGAATAAGCATCAGCATGACGCACCTCAGATTCTGCAAAAGTTGCACCAACACTGCCGATTTCAGGTTTAGGTAATCTCTTGTAGATATCGCCCCAGAACGTTTTAACCGCAATCTCAATTTGTGAGATAGCAAGCATTGCACGTTGTACAGCCATCTTTTCTTTTTCATTCAGGTGTACCATGAAATCCTGGATGTCAGAAGTAAAATTAAACTCAGTATGAACCCAATATGAATGACGAATAGCGTCAACATATTCCACGAGTGCTGGGTACTCATAGGGTTTAAGATTAGTTCTCTTCATGAAGATGTTAGGTTGGTGCTTTGAACGATAAATGATATATTCTTTAGCAACATCATTCAAACCATTATCCATTAATTTGTTTTCCACCATGTCGTGGATTTCATCAACATGAGGTACTCCAATTTTGTTATTTCTAAAAATGCTTTTCTTTGTAATTCTCGCAATCTTTTCAGCCATTTCAAGGTCTACCTTGTTGACGGATTGCATTGCTTTAATAATAGCATTTTTTATTTTGTCCTCTTCGAAAGGAACTTTATCACCACTGCGTTTGATAACAAAACGGGGTTCACTTGAACTAACAATATCAGTTGTATTCATTTTTTTTTGATTTGAGTTTTAATGGCTAAATTAAATCGGACTATTTGTTTGTTCTCTGAGCTTGCGTTTTTCCATAAGCTCTTTGACTCTATCACTTTTGCGTTGTTCTTGCTGTTCTTCAAACCCTAAGAAGGTTACAGAAGATTCAGTATCAATAATTAACAACTCATTGTCAAACTTACAGTTCTCAAATACAACACCATCTTGTCCAAGACGGGATTTGGTGATTGCTATTGTAGCAAGTTTCATTTCTTTCTGCTGCAGAGTTTTTGCAACCGAAATGATTACGTGACCTACTTGGGCTTTCTTAATTGAACCACCCATTTGGTCAGTAGTGACTACCTCAGAAGAAATTGATGAACGGTTACCTTGTGTGGCTGTCCAACCGGCAATTCCAAGTTCATGACACATTGCTTCGAAGTGTCTCATAACAGAACCTTCGGCTTTCCATTCATCATTTTTAGTGTTCTCTGGAACAACACAATCAATATAATCAAGAGTAATCATGTCAAGTTTAGTTCCATCGGCAATCATTTTACGAACCTGATTCTTGATTTGCGCCATAGTCATCGTATCTGATGGAAGCTTTTTCAATATCAGTTTGTTGGGCATCGTATTCTGAATTTCAGCAATTTTATCCATTACTTCTTCCTTACGAAGTGAAAGATTATCAGGTTCAATTCCCGTCCAAATTGTGAAATGTTTTCGTTGGATAATTTTTGGGTTATCCTCGAAGAAAATCTGTAACACATTGTAACCCATGCTAAATGCTGAGTTAGCAATTTTGGTCATCAAAGTCGTTTTACCAACACCAGTTGGTGCAAGTACAACTCCAATCTCACCTTTTGCTAAACCGCCCTTTAACAGTCTGTCAATCCCATCAATACCCATGGGAATTGGATGTCTGTAATCATCGTTCAGAACATCATCCAAACCAGTGAATACATCTAATATCCCAGTTTCTCTCTCACCTACTTGAAGTGCTTCTCGAACCATTCCTTCAACTTGGTCATAAGATTCAAAATCACCATTGGTGATAATCTTTTGAGCCTTGTCCATAGCTTTTTGAAGTTCTTGCTGCTTACAAAATTTCAAAGCTTTTTCTTGAACAAAAACACCACCTTCAAATGGTGCTTCTTGAATTTGCTTCAAAGTGTCAAGAACAATCTTAAGTGCCAGCTCTTGGCTTATCTCCGCTTTAGCTATTTGGTCAAGAGTATCATAAGTTGGTGTGGACTGATACTTTGTATAGTACTCTCTTATCATTTGAATAACAAGTTTAAAATACTTGTTATCAAAGTAAGATGGTTCTAAAACATCAATAATCGACTGAGCGAATTCTTTATCTAAGATTAATTGGTTGAGTAGTTGAAGTTGAAAAGTGTTTCCTAGATAGTCAAAATTCTTAGTCATAATCTGTAATGTATTCAGTAAATATTACCTAGATAGGTCGTAGTCCATGTAGTCGTAACACAAATTTTCTGCTGAAAAAATGTCAGTCAATCCTTTGAGGATGTTTTTCAAGCTAGGACGCACGTCAACGGTGTAACGAACTTTTGGGGGGTACAATTTTCCATCGAAAATTCTATGAAAAATAACATCGTCTGCCAATTTGACATACATGTTGAAGTTTTCTGGGTCGTCAGTATTTGAGGTGTTAAGAATCTCTGGGTCAAGATAGATAGCTTCTTGATTATCCATCATATACATTACAGTTTTCATCTTCAAGTCTGTAACCAAGTCATCTTCAACTTGTTTCATAAAGTATGGTAGGTCATAAGAGTGACGAGCCTGCGGATTAAAATTGCGCACATTGTAAAATCTCTGAACAACAATATTGTCATTGAGGGTCAAAAGAAATTCCATTTTGATAATTGCTTCTTCTTTCATTTTTAATTTGATTTAGTTTGATTAAATTGTCTTTTTTCTTTTCTTGTTAATTTGAGAAAGGGTTTTAAATATTCGACGAACGCTTCGTCTGTTTTTGAGAGATACTTGAAGAATCCATCTTCCATCATCATCATTATTATTGTTTTTCTTTCCCGGCCCTCTGGGTCCAAAGATTCAGAATAATATTGTTGAACAATTTCTTTAGCTTCTTCAGTGATTAATGGGTTATTCAAATCCATTATTTTTTGGTTAATTACGTAGAATTCATTTCCTAATTCACCTTCTTTAGTTAAACCATTGAGAATATTTTTGAATACGTTTTGTTTTGCTTTTTCTTTTGCTAGAACTTCTGTTCTTGTTAAAATATCACCAATAGAAATGGGCTTTTCAAGTACCTCCGGAAAATATTTTACAAATGTTTTTTCACCAAGTTGTTTAATCCCTTGTATATTATCACTTTGGTCCCCTAAAAAAATTTTAGCCACCAGAATGTTTTGATGTGGAATGTACGAATTACCAAATTTTACAAGGTCACCGTTTTGGTAGGTATATTTTTGCAAAGGAGAATACAAGGATGTTCTTTCATCAATTAACTGGAGCAAATCTTTATCAGATGAAAAAATCATTTTATTTTCATCCCCTGAAATTTGACAATAAAAAGCTATTAAATCATCAGATTCATTACCTTCAATTTCTACCTGTCTAACAAAAATTTCTTCTAGATATTGTTTTACCCTGTTTTTTTGAGAATAGTATGACTCGAGTTTTTCCTCAGTCATATTGTTCTTGCGATTTAATTTGTAAGCAGGATATAATTCACGTCTAGCCTGGGAGTTATGTTTTCCATCCCAAAATACGACAACTTTGTCGTATTCATTATCCACAAGTTGTTTTCTAAGGGTGTTGAGGAAGTGAAAGATTCCTCCAATGTGGTTACCCTCAACGAATAAGTCTCGGACTCCATGGAATCCAATTTTGAATAAATTATCTCCATCTACTAATAAAGTTTTCAATTACATTTTTTTTCGATTGTTCAACAAAAAAATAAGCTGGTGGGTTGGTAGTTCCAACCACACCATAACTCATT